TGGCTTAGGGGCCACAACAGGTTTAGGCGCAACAACAGGACGAGGAGCAGGTTTAGGCGCAGCCACGACAGGACGAGGGGCTACAACTGGTTTAGGAGCCACTACAGGGCGTGCAACTGGCTTGGGCGCCACCACAGGCTTTGGAGCAACTGGGCGCGGAGCAACGATATTGGACGTCACTGGTCTCGGAGCCGCTACAGGACGAGGCGTTACCGCAGGACGTGCAACTGGTGCAGCAGCCGCTTGACGTGGAGCGACAATGCTGGATGTTGCTGGCCTCGGGGCTACAACAGGGCGCTGAGCAACAGGCTTTGGCGCAATACTGATTGGCTTGGGAGTAATAACTGGACGAGGGGCAATCACTGGCTGGCGAATCGCTGGCGCTCGGTTAACGATGGGAGCAGCCATCCGGTGTGCAGCAGGCCGCACCATTGATGTCATGGGTCGTTGTGCGGTGAAAATCGGTCGAGTTGCCATAGGTTACCCCGGTTTCTTTAAATTTGCCAATGCTGGTGGCAATGTGGTTGCTATTTTAATCGGTGTCAGTTTGCTTACGTCAACTTTTTTAGGTGGCGCAGTCGTGGTTTTAATTGGCGTCAATGTGGCCACGTTTACTTTTGTTGGCACCTTGGTGGCTTTTGCTGCCGCAATTTGAGCCGCAGTCAATTGTTTGCTTGCCGTCGTCAATGCGCCGGGAGTCGTAGTAGTAGTTTTTGCCGTTGTTGTGGTTGTCTTGGGTTTTGTCCCAGTAATTACATTTCTTCCCACAAGATTGCTGGTTGTCTTTTTCCCACCAAGAGCGGTAGTCAACACATTATTTGCAAAAGTAGTTGCACCTGCTGGAGTTTTTCCTCCAGTAAGGGTGTCATTGCCAGCGGCGGCTGTAACTGTGTCATTCCCACCTGCGCCAGCGACTGATGTTTGATTTAAGCCGCCAGTGACCGTGTCATTACCAGCAGCCACAACGGTGTCATTACCGCCAACGCCAGTTACAGAAGTTTGGTTCAAGCCGCCAGAAATCGTATCGTTTCCTGCCGCCCCTGTTAAGGTTGTCTTGTCGCCAGTTAGGGCTGTATCAGCACCAGTTGATGTGTCATTGACTGCCGTAATGACATCGTTACCCTTGGCGCCAGTAACTGAAGTTTGATTGAGACCACCAACAACATCGTTTCCAGCGGCTGCTGTAACGCTATCGTTTCCACCACTTCCCGCAACTGAGGTTTGGTTTAAGCCACCAGAAATAGTGTCTGTCCCAGTACCAGCGACAGTGGTGTCATTACCAGTTGCCTCATCGACTTTAGTCGCAAGATCGGTCAAGACGTTTTGGTCGGTAATGTTGTTGGCGGCATCAGTCACATTTGACAAGTTTGATACCAAGCCTGTCAATGCAGCGATGTTCCCCTTTTGAACAGCAGTAACAATGCTTGCAGCCGTGCTGGCTGTCTGCAAGTCTTGGCTGCCAGTCAATGCAGAAGCGTTGGCAAGAACTCCAGCCACATTGCCTGTTTTGATGTTGTTCACAAGATTTATAGCAGAACCAGCATCAGCAAGCGATATGCCGCCAGCAAGCGATATATCCCCAGCAATTGAATTTATTGTTGGGTTGTTCATCAAGCCGCCAACAATGCCGCTGATGTTGCCTGTTTTGATGGCGTTTGCGGTGTTCAGTACAGAAGAGACATCGCTGAATCCACCAGCACCTGCAAGGCTGGCCAAGCCGCCAATAATGTTGCCGCTTTGGATTGCTTGGACAGCATTGGCGCCTTGGATGAATGGAGCCAATTCAGGAAACGCAAACGAAATTGCAGTCTCAAGCAGAGGAACCAACATCCCATTGCCACGGTTTTCTACGCTGGTTACTTTCCCATCCATGTCCAAATAGACATACTGGCTCTTGCCATTGTCATACCGATAGCCGCTTGGGGCAGCGCCGGGAATTTGCACTTGTGTTGGCCCATTGTGGCGCTCTACAGTCATTGTTGGGTAAACGGCCTCTACAGCCGTTCCAATAATGCTTGGGGCTTTAGATACCCATGCAGGCTCAACAAAGTTTGCAGCGTCCGCTTGGGCTTTATCTACTACTTGCTGCCGTTGCGCTTCTGGAGTAATAACAGATGTTGAACCGTAAATTGGAGTTCCATCACGATTTGTACCAACTTGTACTTGAGTTGCATATGCACCAGTAGGCGCCGTTACCCATGCATATCTTGTTCCAATTTTACCTTCACCTATTGGAACTTGGTAAGCGCCGGGAGTATTTGCATCTGCTTCACGGCCAACAATCGCTCCACTTGAGTTATATACAAATGGCGCTTCTGTTTGAGAAGCAGCAGAAAGTCCGCCAGCAGGTGCAGCGGCAGTCGTAGAAACAGCATTCAATCCACCAGTTGTAGCAACTGGGCCTTGAGCAGCAGAATTATCAGCAGTTTGGTTTAATCCACCTTCATTTGGTTCTCTGTATTTTCCTGCTGCTTTTAATGCCTTTACTTGCTCGGGAGGATACCCATAAGCGTCCAATCCCGCAGCCATCCGTGCTTTATACATTTCTGAACCAGCCGGAGCAGGGGCAGCAACACTTTCGCCCTCATTAATTGCAGTTGCACCAAATGCACCAGAATCAACTAATTGATGTCCGGCAGCCAATGCAGCAGCATCAACACCCGGTAAAGTTTTTAAAACATCATCTGAAATGCCTAATTCAATTCCTGATTTAACTGCAAGCGTAGGATTTTTTTTGTCTTGGTCGTAGCGTTTTAAAACTTGATCAACAATTGCGTTATAAGGAACAACTTGACCATCGGCCAACGTAATGTTTGTCCCAGCAAATCTGTTGTTTGGATCATAAGCCCATTCATTTGATGGTCTCCATGCCGTTACTTGGCTAACAAGATCAGTATCACCTAAAGTGCTAGGTTGATCAGTTACTTGTGTAGATGCCACATTTAGGCCACCAACAGGCGTTGTACTTGCTGTTTGTATAGTTGGCGCTAACTCAGAAACTGCATCAGAAACAGAATTTAATCCGCCTGTTGTCGTGGCGGGTTGCTGAGTTATTACATTGTTGTTTTCATCAACTATTGCACCATCACTATGGCGTTGATATGTTCCATCTCCAAGAGCCGTTCTTGCCATTGAATAATAACCAGACTCGTCTACTTCACGAATTGGATGTAAGTTCTCAACAGGAACGTAAGGTGGCACATAACCAGTGTCTTGAACTTGTGTTTGCTTGTACTGATCTTCCAAAGGAATAATCGGTTGCACAGGTTGTACAGGCTGCACAACTGGACGTTGGCTTGGATCAACAAAACCAGTGTCGTCAGGCTCTCGTATAACTGGCCGCTCTTGTACAGGAGGCACTTTAGGGATTACTGGCTCAGGAACAGGAGGCTCAGGAGTGGACACAGGAGGCGCAGGAGGCTCTGGAGGAGGAGGTGGCTCAGTTGGCTGGACAACAGGCGCAAGAGGCTCTACGGGCCTTGCAGCCTCTGGAGGAGGTGGAGGCTCAACAGGCGTTGCTTGAGCAGGCTCAGGCTGCGCTGGTTGTGAAACTTGCTGAACAGGGGCTGGCTCAGGGGCTTGGGGTGCTGGCTCAGGGGCTGGCGTAGAAGCGATATAACTAGATACGTCCACGCCAAAATTGTTCTGGGCGCCTTGGATAATTTGGTCGTCAGAAAACCCTTGCGCCCGAGCATCGTCAATGGCTTGCAGAATTTGTTCTTCTGTGAATTTCATGTTATTCGACTTTCTGATTCACAGCGTTTACAACAGCCTCTGCCCATTCATGCCAGTCATCGTAAATATAAGGGCCGGGTATGCCGTTGTTTGTAAAAATATCTATGCCCTTGAGGCCAGCAGCCCAACCCTTCCAATTCTCTTCTCCGCTTGGGATTTCTAGGTTCTGGCCACCATACGCTTCGCACATAAGCGATGCCCACGAGTCGAACGTATGGAACCGAGGGTCGTATATAAGGGCAATGGCCATATCAAGAACCGTAAGGACGAACGTCGCCCACGTTGGCATTGAGCAGCAATTTACCAAGTTGGTAATTTCCGCCAGCAACATTGGATACAAAGCGCAAGCGAAGTTCACGACGCTGTTCGCGCAAATCAATCTTGCCAGTGTTGGGTGAGAATGTGTATGGGCCTGTTACCTTGTCTGTTCCTTGGGCAAAAGGAGGGCCAACAACATACATATCCATGTCGCCAGACTGCACAAAATCAGGTTCCACACGCTCCAAATGAATCCAAAAGTTGTCACCCATCAGAGATAACTGAGATGGGCCACCAGAAACAAGGCCAAGATCGTTTGTTTCAAATGATGAGTAAATAGCAGACACTTGCGCACCTGTAACAGCATCAGTGCCAATCTCATGCTGATACAAAGAAACGAAAGACATTGTGTTGCCTAAAACCAAGCGGAATCCAGTTCCTGCGGGGATTGAGGCAGTCAATACATCACCAGAGACATATCCAGTACCGCGCAGGACAATGGTTGCAGATGTCACTACACCGCCAGCAACAACCAAAGTGGCTGTGGCTCCGTTTCCAGTTCCACCAGTCAGGGCTTGGTTTGTGTAAGTGCCATTGGTGTAACCAGAGCCGCCAACCAAAGCAAAAAGGTTAACCCCTCCTGTGGCATTGGTTTGCCAATCGGCATTGATTGGGTAATGGAAAACCTGCGAGAAGTAACCAGCAGAACGACGTGCGCCTACAGATTGGCCAGCGTCATACCAGCAGTTTTCTCGGATGTTGTAGATGATGCAATCATTGCACTCAGTTGATTCACCTTTAGGGTAGAACCACCAAATTTCACCAAAACGAGACACCTTGGTTGCGTATACCTTTTCGCGGTAGTTGTAATTTAGGTTGTCGAAAAAATAGTTCTGATTCATGTTGTTCGGGATTTCCTTCACAACACCGTTGTAGAGCAAGAACCGATCAACACCAATCCAGTAGTAAATGCCGTCATATTCGATGACGCACTGGCTGGAAAGGATGGAAGACTGGCTGGAAATCAAGTCATATCGCCAGTAATATGTGCGAGCCGTTCCGCCTACCGTAACCGTAGTTGGGGTGTAGGACACACGAATAAGGCTATCAAGGCTCCAGAACAGGCCAGAAGGCGCGTTAGAACCGCCCCTGACGGGTAGGGCTGCCACAATCTTTCCAGTGGCCACATTGACCAAATTGGAGTCAGCAGAGACCCAATCATTGACGTTACCAGCCGCACAGTTGCGGATCAATCCATTATTTCCATACACAAAAACGTAGGGATGCAATGCAACAACGCCACCAGAAACAGAAATTTGGTTGTCAAAACTGATGGCCACAGCGCCAGAAGTGGTTGCATTGGCGCTTGCGGTAATGGCTCCGCCAACATTGGAGACAACTGTAGTTCCTGTGGGGAAAGCGGTGCTGATGATTACTTGGCCAGCCCCAACAGGCTGGGTTGTTGCTACAGTGAAAGTAGCCAAGCCAGAAGTGGTTGTAGCGGTTACCGTGAAAACGCCAATCTGGGAAGCGGTTGTTCCAGTGATAAGACCACCCAAAACAGGCGTGTTGACGCTATTGTTGATGTCAGATAAGTTTTGGCCGGGGTGTGCCAGCAAAAGGCTATTACCCGATCCAGTAGTGTCTGTGAAAGTGTCAAACTGCCAAACATTGTTTGCCGAAGGAGTGAAGTTGCTTAAAGTGAAGTTGCTGATTCCAGTACCCACTCCAGAATTGGTAATAGGCAAAACCTGCAAGCCGTCGGCATACCCATTGAATACGTTGTTGAACGCATTTTGAGGGTTTAAATAGATGCCACGCGAAGGGCCAGCAAGGTTATTTACGATCTGCTTGTAGCCGCCAATCTTGCGAGGGCGCCCACGCTGGAAACGAACCCACTGTCCATCGTTGTAAAAATTCTTGTCGAAGTTTGTTCCATCCCGCTGGATGCCGGGTTGCGTATCAAGGGCAAATACCTTTTTAGTCATCAGAATGTGCCCCCAGCAACGCCGCTAGTAAAAGTACCAGTAGTCCCAGAAACGGCTCCAGTGAAAGTTCCTGTAGTACCAGATACAGCACCTGTAAATGCTCCAGAACCAGCAACAGTAATGCCAGTTGCAGATACAGTCATTTTATTTGTGCCCAAAATAGATAGGCCCCACTGTGCTGTTCCGGGTCGGTAAATACCTGTAGATGTTTCAGAAGAAAAGTTGATTGATGGGACATTGGCACTGCCATCTATAACGCTAATTTGAGTTGCACCAGCCTGAACGGTATTTGCATTAAGGAAATTGGTTCCATCGCAAATCAAAGTCACCTGAGCACCAGCAGGAACAGTTGCAGTAGCGCCACCTGTAATGCCAGTGGTAACCGTCAAAGAGTAACCATTGGGTGTCGTTTGGTTGCTGATAACGTATAAATTGACAACAGGAGGGTAAGTCACTGTCACGTTAGAAACCAACGATCCGACGTACTCCTGAATGGTGTTTGCAGCGTCTGCTTGGCTCAATGTATAAGCGCCGCCAGTGACGTTCTTGACCAAAATGTTGTAGGCAAAAGTATTGCTCTGGCCATAACCAACGGTAATGTACGAAGTGCCAGTCGAAATAATGAACGCCGAGTTGCTGGGAGCAAACTGCTTTGTAGCCGCCCCATCAATCAAATCTGGCGATGTAGTCGATATGGTGAATGTGCCAGTGCCGTTATTTTTGAACAGCACAAACCAATTGTTTCCTACCGAAGAAGCCAAAGGCAGCGTGGCAACTCCTGCTCCGCTTGTCCATTGAGTTACTTGAGCGCGGTCGCTGGCAGAAAAAGCATAAGACGTGGCAATTGTGCTAACTGGGTGGCTCTGGTTCAAAGTGGTGCTGATGGCCACCAAACCGAGTCCAGCCAGCGCAGATGGGCTTGCTGTAGAACTGCCAGTGCCAAAAGCGATTACGCCCCATGTTCCAGCCACCGTAGCACTGCTGGTCACATAGATGTACTGGACATTTATATTGGGGGTGCTTATGGATGCCGCTGGAACCGAAACAATGGTGTTTCCAGAAGCATCCACCACATTTACTGCGTAGGCGCCTTTGTTGTAGATCAGCGAATCTGTGCCCACAGACGTCTGGTTTGCGGGCGGCATGTAAAGTTTCAGCCCGCTGACGGTAGGTGTTACCTCCATGATGCGGGCTGCATAGTTGCCAGTCGTGTTGCCATTAATTGGCCAAGACAGCGTGGTATCCACGCTCATCGAAAACGAGCGGTAACTGACGTCTGTCGGTTGGACAACGTCGCCTGTAAATGGGGAAACGTAACTCATTATGTATCCACGGCAATGGCTTGACGATCAGCCAAGCGCAGTTTGTCTTCCGCAGACAGGGTTTGCATGATTGCCTGATATTGGCCTTGCCACATTGGCACTCGGTCGTCGTTCTTCAGGAATGGCATGGCCTGCAATAAAGACCCATATAACAGGGCCTGCGGGGCGTACTGGGTGAACCAATTGGTCTGGTTGCTGCTGTCCAAGGGCTGGACGCGCTCGTAGTACAGAACCTCAAAATCGTATGCCGCATCGGGTGTGGGAGCCACAAGCCAATGGGTGTAGTCGTAATCAGCGTAAAAAGCGGGTAATCCCTGCGTTGTGCTGTCTGGGCTATACAGACGTAGGTATTC